TTGAACAATTGGAATCCATCGCTAAATCTGATTCCAATGAAGAGAGAATTATGTTTAGACAATTTCAAAAGAAAGATTCCTATAAAGAAATTGGTGTGATTAATCAACGAATTACTGAATTGGAAAAAGACGAACAAGAGTTAAAAACCAAAGATGAAACTATTGGTAATACATTGTTTGAATTAGAAGATAAGAAAATAGAATTAGTTAGAAAACTTTATAAAATAGATGAAACTTATGATATAGAGGAATTACAATTAAGTAAAGGTAATCTGAATACTGAAAAGTCTAATATTGAAAATCAATTAGAAGATGATTTGGAATATAAAGAACAGCTTCGTCCAATGTATATGGATTATCATAA